GGGCAACCGGTCCCGCGATCTGGAGGCGCTATCCGGTCGCGTGAACGGTGCCGTTCACAAGATCGCTGACTTCCTGGCGAAGCAAATTCCCGATGCTCCGAATCCGGCGCTTGCAATGTCCGACCCTGCCCGTTTCGTGCGGGAGAAGGCAATGCATGAATCGGCAATGCAGCAGCTCGGGGAAATCTTCAACTCCGTCGAAGAGGTGCGAGGCGTCCAGCAGACGCTTACCGACGAGCAGCATCAAGCGGTCATCGATCGCGAGAGCGCCAAGCTTGCGGAAGCCCTGCCTCACCTTCGCAAACCCGGCGAGAGCAAGAAATTCTTCGACGCCGTATTCGAGACCGGGCGAGAGCTTGGTTACGCCGATGAGGAGATGCAGCAGGCAACGGACAGCCGTCTGTTTCTGCTGGCGCATTTCGCGCGCATCGGCATGGCGGCGGAGAAGGCAAAGCAGGTGGCGCAGCGGAAGGTACAGGACGTCCCCCCGTACTCTCCCAGGAAGCGCCCCCAGGGTCCGAACGCAAGCCGCGTGCGGGCCAGTCAGGAAGCGGTGAAGCGGCTGGAGAAAACCGGCTCGATCTATGACGCGCTCAAGGTCGACTTCGATTAACCGTCATCAGGGAAGTCCAGACAATGGCAGCACCCGCAAACACCTATACCAGCAACAACGCTGTTGGTAATCGCGAACAGCTTTCGGACGTGGTGAACCGCATCACGCCCGAAGACACCCCGATCTATTCGCTGATCCCGAAAGGGACGGTGAAGGGCACCCATCCCGAATGGGAAATCGACGAACTCGCACCCCCGGGCGCGAACGTCCATACCGAAGGCGACGAGTACACCTTCGGGGCCACGGCTCCGCCGGATCGTGTGGGCAACTACACGCAGATCTTCCGTAAGGAAGGCATCGTGTCCAACACGCAGGAAAGCGTGGAGAACGCCGGCAACGTCGAGAAAGTCCGATATCAGAAGCTGAAGAAGGGCGTCGAGCTGAAGAAGGACGTCGAGTTTTCGATCGTCTCGAATGTCGGCTCGGTCGGCGGCGCAACCCGCATCTCCGCTGGTCTTCCGGCCTGGCTGACCATGAACGTTTCTCGTGGCGCAACCGGTGCCAACGGCGGCTTCGACCCCGCCGACGGCCTCGTCGATCCCGCGACGGATGGAACGCAGCGCGCTTTCACCAAGCAGCTTGCCGACAACGTCATGGGGCAGGCGTTCCGTTCCGGCGGCAATGTGCGACATCTCGTGTTCGCGCCGTATGTCAAGGAGGTGTTCGTCACCTTCATGTCCGACGCCAACGTCGCATCGTTCCGCTATGCCGCGGACGAGAAGGGCCGCAATACCATCATCAGCAATGCGGATGTGTATGAAGGCCCCCACGGCAAGGTGCTGGTGCACTCCAACCGCGTTCAGGCAACTAACGTGGCCGTTGCCCGCAATGCCTTCTTCCTCGATCCGGACATGGCCGAATGGGCATGGCTCCGCAAGATCAAGGAAGACAAGGACCTGGCCAAGACCGGTGACAACACGAAGTTCGTCCTCATCGGCGAGGGCACGCTGAAGGTGAAGAACGAGGCCGGCCACGGCATCGTCGCCGACATCTTCGGCATGAGCTCGACCACCTGACGGAACGCCACAGGCCACCAGCCAGCCCCCAATCCCGGGGGCTGGTTTCCTTTGTGAGGAATCGTAATGTCCAATCTCAAGAAAGAAGCCGAGGCTCTTGGCCTCGAAGTTGATGGCCGCTGGTCGGAAGAAACGCTCAAGGAAAAGATCGCCGAGGCCAAGGCGCAGCGCTCCGGCAAGAAGCCGGTCGAAACCGCCGAGGCCGTTGCACCGGTCAACACCGACGAAGCGCGCGACGTCCCGTCCATGGGTGGCGTGCGCGTCGAAACGTCGGCGGAGATCCGGCAGGCGAATGTTGGCGAAAAGCTCCCGGTGCCGCCGTATCAGGGCGATGCCAAGGCGCTGCACGACATCGCGGCCGGCCTGTCGCAGCAGGCGCCCCGTGGCCCTGAACTCGACACCCGCGACATCGAGAACAAGGCCGACCAGGGCGAGAAGGAAGAACTCTATCCTATCCGCCTCCTCGTCGACTGGTGGGACGGCCAGGGCATCCGCCGCGCCCGCAACACGGAAGTCGATGTTCCGTGGAATGAGGCGAAGAAGCTCGTCAGCGAAGGCAAGGCCGAACGCGCCGACGCCTGGACGACGAAGCGGAGCTGAACCATGACCATACGGGACGGCGATTTCACGCTGATCGACTACGACTTTCAGACGGGCCGTTCCGTATGGGCCCTTTTCGACGGTGAGAAGACCGTCATTCGCACCACCTATCCGGTGACGCAGGCCATCGAGCAAAACCTTCTGCTGCGAAACAACGTCAGCGACGGGTGGAAGGACGATTGGCACCATATCGGATCGGTTCCGCAAAATATCGCTTGGGACAGCGGCCTCGTCGAAGCCTTCTCGCAGGGCGACGACCGGTTCATATCGCGGTTTCTCAACGACAGCGATAATCGCGCCTGGCGCACCAAGGAGGGCAGGGTATGAGCACCGATTACGCCTCCCTGCTCGTCGACGCCGGAGAATATGCCGGCCGGGACGACATCGCGCAGCACTATGACCGCTTCCTTCGGCTCGCTGAGGCAAAGCTGAACCGCGTGCTGCGCGTCGCCGAGATGGAAGTGCAGGGCGACCTTGCGCTGATCGACGGCGATGGGGCGCTCCCCGACGACTTTCTGCACGTCCGCGAGGTACAGTTGCCAAACGGTGCGGTGCTGAACGCTGTCGCGCTCCAGAAGCTCGCCGGGACCGGTGGGTGGCCAAGGGGTTATGCCATCGTAGGGCGGAAGCTCTCGCTGCGTCCGAAGTGGACGGGGAATATCGCGTTGACCTATTACGCCGCTATTCCTCCGCTCACCCTGCAGGCTCCGACAAACTGGCTGATCGAGAAAGCGCCCGACGTCTATCTCTACGGCGTCGCCGAGGAAATTGCGATCTGGTCGCGGAACGCGGATCAGGTAGCCGCCGCTCAGTCGCTTCGGGTGCAGGCCATGCAGGGCCTTAGCCTTCTCGACGAGCGCCTACGCTGGGGCAATTCCGCCATCTCCATCGGAGGTCCGACGCCATGACGCTCCTGACCGCCGTGAATGAAGTTTGCGATATTGTTTCGCTCGACCAGTTCGATAGCGTCTATGGCGCGGATGATCCGAACGCGCAGACGATGATCTCGCTTGCGAAGGAAGCCGGCGACGAGATCGCCCGCCGTGTCGACTGGCAATCCCTGTTGAAGACCGCGACGCCGGCCAGCAGCCCCTTCAATCTTCCCGGCGATTTCCAGCGGCTTGTTCCTGGTGGCGCGGTGCGGACTGCTGCCGGTGACTTCTGCCGGGTCATCACGGTAGGTTCGCAGTGGTCCGTCATTGCCGCCGGTTCTTCCGTCCAGCCGTTCTTTTTCGTGCGCGGCAACACCATGCTGTTTGCCCCCGTCGAGGCGGCTCCGGGCGCTGTCGTGGAATATGTCTCCAAGAATTGGGTTATCGGCGATCCTTACGAGGAGCGAGACGTTTTCAAGGCTGATGACGACAAGACCACGTTTCCCGAGCGCCTGCTCGTCAAGGGTATTACGTGGCGGTGGAAGCGTCAGAAGGGCGTGCCCTACGAAGACAACCTTGCGGAATTCGAAGCTGATCTTGCGCAGGAAATCAACGCGGGTCGAGGTGCGGCATGATTGCTGTTCGTCCTGGCCGTGTCGCCGGCCGCGGTGGGCGCAATGTCCAGCCCGTCCCGCAGGCGTCCCAGCCGATCACTTTTCCGGCTCCGGCCGGTGGTCTCGTCACGACGGCCGACATGGCTTCCGTCGGACCGGGCACCGCGTCTGTCCTGCGCAATTTCTTTCCCACCCTGACCGGATGCCGCATTCGGGGCGGACGCATGAAGAACGGTCTTGTGGCGGGCGGCGGCAACCTCGTCAGCGCGTTCAAGTACAAATACGGTGTGATTGAGCGCATGTTCATGGCGAGCGCGACAGGCATTTTCGAGATGACCTCGCCCGCCGCACCGCCGACGACCACGCCAGCCGCGGTCGGCGGCATGCATGGCGGTGACTGGTGCACGTTCATGCATGCGAACGCTGGGGCTGCCTATCTCGTCTGCGTGAATGGAGCTGACGACCGCCGGCTATTCAACGGAACGTCATGGACCACCACCCCGGCGATTACATTTACCGATGGCACGACGTCCGCGCAGCTCAATTGCGGCTGGCTGTTCAAGAACCGGGAATTCTTCCTGAAAAACGGGACGCTTGACGCTTACTATCTGGCGGTGAATGCCATCGGCGGTGCGGCCTCCGTCTTCCCGCTCGGTGGTGTGATGAAGAAGGGCGGCAGTCTACTGACCGGCTTCTCCTGGTCCATCGAGAGCGGCGACGGTCTTTCCGACATGTGCGTCTTTATCTCGACGGAAGGTGAGGTTGCCGTCTACGCCGGATCTGATCCGGGGAGCGCCAGCGATTTCGCCTTGCAGGGCGTCTACCAGATCGGCAAGCCCCTCGGCAAGAATTGCTGGATCAGGGCCGGCGGTGACGTGCTCGTCGCGACCGTCGACGGCTTGATGCCCATCTCTCAGGTGTTCACCCGAGACCGCGAAGCCCTTTCGCTTGTCTCTGTCTCTCGCCCCATTGAGGACATGTGGAAGCTTGCGGCCAATGCGACCGGAACCGGATGGACGCTGAAACAGTGGCCGGAGCAGAACCTTGTTTTTGTCGCCTTTCCGCTCAATCCCGTCGTCAGCGATCAGGCTTTCGTCCTCAACGTTCTGACCGGCAAGTGGTCCACCATTAGCAATTGGCAACCGCTCTGCTACGAGACATTGCAAGGCAGCCTCTTCTTCGGATCGATCGGGGGCTATTGCTGGCAAGGTGACGTGACAGGCACCGACGACGGATTGCCGTTTGTCGCCGTCTACCTTTCGCAGTTTCGCCCGGCCGCCAGCTTCGGCCAGCGCACCGAAGCAAACCTCGCGCACATGTATTTTCGCGGGAAAACAAAGCCTGCGGTCAAGCTGTTCGCGCGGGCTGACATGGACCTCTCGGAGCCAAGTTTCTCGCGGGTTTCCGTCGGCGGAGCCGAATCCAGCGAATGGGACGTCGGCATCTGGGATGTCGGCCTCTGGGATACGCCATCCGTGAAGCAGCGCTATGACTTTCGACAGAATGTGCGGGCGAGCGGCGATACCCTTGCGCTCGGTTGCATCATCGTCTCCGGCGGTGCTGCACGCTTGGACGTTGATGTCGAACTCGGAACGCTCCAGATATCGCAGGGCGAGGCCAGCGCGTGAAGCTGGTATGGGGCGGCCCGCGCGCGCCGGAGGTCAACGAAGCCTTGGCGCGCTTTGTCGCGGTCAGGATCGGGGCCGATCGCGGTTTCGGGCCATGTGCAACGCTCGGCGGCATCGACGGCGAGACGATCACCGCCGCCGTCGTCTTTCACAACTGGCAGCCGGAAGAAGGCGTGATGGAGTTGTCCTCAGCCTCGGACACCAAGCGGTGGCTCACCCGACCGATGATCAATGCCATGTTCGGCTTCTGCTTCGGTGAATGCGGCTGTCAGCTGGCCGTGTTGCGCGTCTCCGAGCGCAATGTCGGCATGGTCGAAATCGCGCGCCGGTTCGGCTTTTCGGAAACCCGTATCGAGCGCCTGCGTGGACGCGACGAGGCGGAAATCATCTTCACCCTCACGGATGACGCCTGGCAGGCGCATCGAATGAATGAAAGGAACCGGTAATGGGCAAGAAGGCTCCGAAGGCACCGGACCCGAAGGAAACCGCATCGGCGCAGACCGCGACGAACATCGGCACGGCTATTGCGAACTCTTACATGGGCAACGTCAATCAGGTGACGCCCGACGGCAGCCTGACCTATTCCCAGAGCGGCACGCAGCAGTGGACGGACCCGCTTAGCGGCAAGACCTATGACATCCCGACATGGACCGCGACGCAAAGCCTCTCGGCGCAACAGCAGGCGATCAAGGGTCAGAACGATGCGGCCGAACTGAACCTCGCCAAGCTCGCGAATACGCAATCGGGGCGGCTCAATGATCTGCTTGCCTCGCCGGTCGACACGTCGCAGCTTCCGGCATGGGGCGACCCGTCGAAGGTCGGGCTGCCTCAGTACACACAGTTCCAGAACGGGCCGAACCTCCAGACGTCGCTCGGCGACGCCGGCGAGATCCAGTCGAGCTATGAGACCGATTTCTCGGCTGATCGCCAGCGCGTCGAGGATGCGCTTCTCGCACGAATGAACCCGCAGCTTGATCGGGACCGCGCAGCACTGGAGCAGCGGCTTGCCAACCAGGGCCTCCAGCCGGGATCGGAAGCCTACAATCGTGCGATCGACGAGGCGAACCGCTCGGCGTCGGATGCTCGATATGGCGCAATCCTGAGTGCGGGACAGGAGCAGTCGCGCCTTGCCGGTCTTTCGCGTGATGCCGCCATGTTCGGCAACAGCGCGCAGCAGCAGAAGTTTTCGCAGGGGCTTGCCGGCGCCGAGTTTGGCAACAATGCCCAACAGCAGATGTACGCGAACCAGAACTCCGCGACCGCCGGCAACAATGCGCTTCAGGACCAGACGTTCAATTCGCAGATGGCCAAGGTCAATGCGCAGAACCAGCAGCGGCAAGCGCAGTTGCAGGAGGTGTTCGCGCAGCGGAACCAGCCGATCAACGAAATCTCGGCGCTTCTCTCCGGCTCGCAGGTCAGCAATCCGAACTTCATGAACATCCAGAACCCGCAGATCGCGAACGTCGACTACGCCGGCCTGGTCAACAAAAATTACGAACAGCAGATGGCCGGATATGCCGCGAACCAACAGGCCGTTGGGGGGCTGCTCGGCGGCATCGCTTCGCTCTTCGCAAAATCTGACGACGACGCCAAGAAGGATAAGAAGCGGATCAGTGACATCAAGGGGAAGATGGGCCTTTGGAGCTACCGCTACAACGAAGAGCCTGCAAGCGCTCCGAAGCGCTTTGGTCTGATGGCGTCTGAAGTTGAGAAGGAGGTGCCTTCCGCCGTCAAACGCCGCGATGGCCTTCGCTACGTCAACTACGAGCGCGCACTTCGAGGATAAGCCATGTACGAATTCATTTTCGGTGGAAACACAAACGAAACCCCCGAAAGCCTCAAGCGCAAGCGTGAGATGATCGAAGGGATGATGATGGGACAGCGCACGCCTCAGAATTGGGGCGAAGGCTGGGGCGCTGTCCTGAAGGGCATCGCTACCGGAATGGAGCGCCGCCAGTTGGACAAGGCTGAAACTGCCGGTCGCGAAAGCGGTAATGCCGCGTTCGACAAGATCAAGGCGCTGATCACCGGATCAAACCGCGACATTTTCGGCGGAAGCGCAACTCCTGGCGCGATGGGAGGCAGCATGCCGTCTGTCGGCTCTGGGAGCGAAGTGGCGGTTTCAAAGTCTACCTTCGATCCAGCGAGCGTGTCGCCCGATATCCGCGCCGGCATCATCGATACGGCCGGCGCGCTCGGTATCGACCCCATCGACCTCGGCACGGCTATTTCCTACGAGACAGCCGGTACGTTCGACCCGACCAAGGGCGGCCCGACGACGCAGTGGGGAAGGCACCGCGGCTTGATCCAGTTCGGCGAGCCGCAGGCCGAAAAGTATGGTGTGGACTGGAACAACCCGGTCAAATCGCAGCTCGGAGCCGAGGGCGCAGTTGCCAAGTACCTGCGAGACACTGGCGTTCAGCCCGGCATGGGCCTGCTCGACATCTATTCGGCGATCAACGCTGGCGGGGTGGGACGCTATAATAGGTCCGACGCGAAAAACGGTGGAGCGCCGGGTACTGTCGCGGACAAGGTGAACAAGCAGATGGCAGGCCACCGCGCCAAGGCTCTCGCCCTGCTTGGTGATTTGCCCGCTGGTGGAGATGTTGCCGCAGCATCACCGGAAACGGCATTCAGCGCCGTCATGCCCGAAATCGGCGGCGGCCAGTCTCTCCCCAACGAGGTTTCGGCCTTCCAGCAGACGCCGGAATTCATGCAGGCCTATCCGGGCGGCTACAACCAGCAGCCCCTTACGGACCAGCAGTTCGATTATCGGTGGGGCGATCCCGCATCCTCGCTGGCCATCGGCGGTCAGGGCGGCGCGAACGCCTATGCGTCTGCGGGACAGCCGACTGCGGGGCAGAATGCGATTGTGGATCAGGCCGGAGGCCAAAACCCGCAGCAACTCGCCGACGCCTCCAGAGGCATGATGCCTGCCCTGAACGGCGGGCAGCCGGCGACGGCGGAGCAGCTTGCGCAGGCTCGGCAGATCGGCCAGCAGCAGGGGCAGGGCATGTCCGGGCCCTCACTTCAGCAGCTTTATGAGGCGGCCGCCAATCCGTGGCTTTCGGACCAGCAGCGATCCGTCGTGAACCTGCTTCTTGAGCAGGAATTGCAGAAACAGCAGACCGGCCGTGCTGAACAGCAGTGGCGGGCGCGGCAGGATTACGAACAGCAGCTCAAGTTGAATGATCCGGCGACCAAGCTCGATATGGACTATCGGCGCGCGCAGATCGATGCACTGAACCGAAAGGAGCAGGCCGACGGGAACGAGGTGTTCGGCACGCCAATCTATGGTCGCGATCCGCAGACGGGACAAACAGTCCTTGGCGTAATCGGGAAGAATGGACAGTTCCAGCGTCTCGATACGGGCGGCGTCGAGGTTACGCCCGGGGTGACGTGGCAAGACTTCGGAACGCATCGGCAGGCCTTTGACAAGAGTGGGGCCCCGGTAGGTGAGCCCGTCACAAAAGAGAACCGCCAGGAGGAAGCCGACAAGGCCGCGGGACGTGTTGAGGGGCAGACTGAGGCAGAGCGCAGGATGGCGGCTGCGGCCGACGTTCAGGCCGGTCAGAATGC